GTGCCACCGGCAAACGCCACGGTACGGCCCGCAGTTGCGTCATTAGTAAGCACCAAGGTAAACGAAGTTGCCCTGTTGGCCGTGCTGTTCGGGGTCGCTAGAGTAAATGTACAGTTACCAGTTAGCGTGGCCGTGAATACGTTACCGTTGCTACATGTAATCGTCTTAGCCGTTCCGGTGTTGCCTAACGCAGTGACTTCGTCAGAGAAGGCGCCAGAGAAGAACGTACTAGAGTCGTAGTTAATCTTTGTAGTACCGGCAGTATCTGACAAACTAGGTGACTGCACGGTGCCAGTTACCGAAAGTATACCGCTAGTATTTATGTAGTTATTAGCATCATAGAACTGAATCTTATCTGGGTCAGTGCCTTCGTCACAACGTATTATTTGGCGACCTCCAACTACAATAATAAAGTCATCTGCTGCTGGGAAACCTAAATAAGAGTTCGTATCACCGTTGTGGTAAATATAAGTATCAACGTAAATGTTGTTTAATATAGACGTACTTGCTGGGTTTACATAGTAAGCAGCATTGTCTGAGTCATAGAAGATTGGAGCACTCATGCTTGTAACAGCATTTACTGTTCCGTTTACATCAAGCTGACCTGCTGTTGGTGCAGTAGTATCTGCCTCTCCATAGCCTAAGCGCATACCGTTGGCTACAGTGAGTAGACCGTCAGTAGTGAGCGACATTGCGCCTTGAGCGTTTGTGTGAGTACTATCGCCCCACCAGTAACCACGAGTGGCTGTGTCACTCATTTGGAAGGTCATGGCGTAATCGTTAAGACCACCATAGGTATAAGTTGTTCCCATACCTATACCGTAGGTATTATTAGTCCAAACAGATATTTTGCCTCTTGTTTGACTTGATCCTGTGAGGATCGCATTAACGTCAATCGTTGTTCCAGTTAGCGTTCCTGTCAACGTACCGCCAGTAAGAGGCAGTTTAGTTGCGTCAGCTACGGTTATATTTGCTGAGCCGTTAAACGAGACACCGTTGATTGTGCGGGCTGTTTGCAGGGTTGTTGCAGTTGTGGCGTTACCACTAAGAGCGCCAGAAAACGTAACGGCCGTTAACGTATTAGTGCTTGGGTTATACGTTAGGGAGGAGTCTTCATTGAGCCGCTTATACGACGCCGTGGTGTTGTCTACAAACGTCAGGTATCTAGTGGCTGCGGTTGATTCATCGTTTTCAACATAGGACTCAACAACAATATTGGCAGAACCGTTAAAGCTAACGCCGTTGATTGTACGGGCTGTTTGCAGAGTTGTAGCAGTTGAAGCATTGCCCGCAATGTTCATTGTAGAACCAGACAACAGGGTCGCGGCAGCTTGAGCCGTGTAAGAACGCCCGTAAGTATCCGTACCGTTAGTTCCCGTAAACCTAGCCATACCAGAAGTAGCGCCAGTGGTAGAGAATGTCCCGGTAGAATTATAGTAAGTCGCAAATACGTAGCCGCTAGCGTCACGAGCTACGACCTTACTTGCTGTTGCTGTAGTGGTGGCATCGACGTTTAGTGTGACTGTACCAGAAGTACCGCCGCCTGTGATGTAACTACCCGCAGTAACGCCCGTGATGTCGCCTACGTTAGAGGTCCACCCTGCATCGTTATTAAACCCTGTCAGGTCTATATTGGCTTTGGTTAGCTTCCTCTGTACACCGACGGTATCGACAACTACAAAATAATCGCCGTCTCCATTGGTAGTGGAGGTTGTCAGCTCGTTCAGGTTCAGAGTAATGGTTGGGGTTGCCCCCTCGCTTGAAGCGCTTCCGTCTAGGCCCGCACCAGTTGCAATAGTCGCAACGTAGTTACCAGTGGTGTCTGTACCCAAAGCAACAGAGTTAGCCGCGATAGTCGCCGCTATGCTTACATTACCCGTGCCGTCAAAACTACCCGAAGTGCCTGTGACATCACCGGTTAGACTGATTGTCCTGCCTGTAGCCAAAGCAGTAGCGGTAGCGGCATTTCCCGAGGTATTTTGGTTACCTGCGGTATTAACACCGGGCAAGTTAATATTAGCTGTGCCATCAAAACTAACCCCGCCAATGGTGCGAGCAGTTTGAAGGGCAGTCGCAGTTGCGGCATTACCTGTGGTGGAGCTTGAAGTTGTAGCATTACCCGACAAAGCAGCCGTAATCGTACCCGCACTAAAGTTACCAGAGGCATCCCTAGCGACTAATGTGGAAGCGGTGTTGGCTGTAGCGCTTTGCAGGTCTTCTGCGGCAGCAGTGACAAAAATAGTCGCACTACCAGAAAGGTTAAGCAAAGACCCTGTACTACTCTCGTCAAGCGTACGAGAAAGCGTCGTACCCGACGCCGTATAAGTGCCCGTGCCTATTTCCCACGCAGTACCGTCTTCTATGGTGTACCGGACAACATCAGCATCAGATACGCCTGAAGCAGCAAAAGTCTGAAACCCTGCTACCGCAGAGCCAAGCGTAACTGTCCCTGTCCCCGTCGTAGCGGTGGACATTTTAGCTCTATTTACTAAAGTCACCATAGCTAGGGTCTCGCGGTTTAGGCAATACGGATAATAGCGTTACTTGCATCAGCAGCAGGGAAGACAATAGTAAAGTCACCCGCAGTTGAAGTCTTGTCAGAGCCAAAATCCAAAACCGCAACAGCAGGGTTAGTGCCGCCGTCAGCTAAGTAAATCAAAGCACCGCGAGCTGTAATAGTCGCTGTAGACCATGTAGTGTCCGCAAAGTCTAAGAACGCTGTAGTGCCACTTGAAGCAGGGTTAGCTGAGATAGTCAGCGTGTTTCCGCCCGCAGTGTAGCCTGTGCCTGAAACTTCGTTAGTTGCGCTGTATGCCGTAGTAGTGGCGTCTAGCGTAGCTGATGAAGTAAACAGAGCAATCTTGAATGTTTGTGCTGTGCCGCTGCTGAAGTCGAAAGTGCCATCAAGCACGCCGACTTTGAACGATGTAACCATAGCTTGTGTGATAGCCATTTTTCTTTCCTCTCTTAAATGTTACGGGCCGGGCGATTCCGATTTAATTGGCAGTCTAATCATGCCATCTCTAAACTCATCACGACGACGGCGACCTTGCTGCTCGATGCCGAGACCTTGTATGGCCTGCTTATAGCTGTTTTCAAAATATGTCAGCATATCAAGCGGGCCTTTCGTGTAGCTATATGCCTGTATCAGGCACGCATATAAAAGCGCTTCAGGAGCCTTGGTACTTATCCAAGTTGTCGTGTTTGAAGACGACAACTGTTGCGGCTTATATATGTATCCTAACTGAACTTCGTAGTTAGCGTCCGGTGTAGGCGCAATGTAAAACGTGTTCTGGTCCCACACCGAATAGTATTTAGGAGTGCCTGTTTCTGAGTAGTCGGGCCAATACTCTTTCATGAAAGAGGTGTCCCTAAACTCTAAAAAGGTCTGATCTCCGTTAAACGTCGCCATTATGTAGCGATGAGTCAGTATATCGCTTGGTGAAACTAAGAACCTATTCCCCGAGGTCATGTTTGCGGTAGCTTCAACCTTAAACACATCGAGGTCGATGTCGCGTAGAATCCGGTTCTCCGCCATCAAAATAAACGTGTCTATGACCGAGTTGGAAAAGACATTGCTGTCTACCTCGGTATAGTTACGTATATTTGTCACTAACTCATCATACGTCATGTAGTCACCACCGTAACCGTTCCCAATGTGCCTATGCCTTCAACTGCAATTGCAGGAGGGGCAGGCTGCATTGATCCCGGCACTGTCTCAAAAGGTGTATCCCCGCCGGTGTTATTAACATAAACATCCAGTGGTTCTGTTCTATCAGGACGAGGGTCCTGTAGAGCTATCGCATCCCCCCTGTACTTTAAGGGAGTTAGCTGCGGCTCTTTTGGCTCATAGTCCTCAGGGCAGACCATAAACCCTTTCCAGTTCTTTTTCAGAGTCTGGTAAGGGTAACGCTGCCCACAATAGTCACAAAGGGCGTAAGAATACTTACCCGTTGCATGAGCCATTTTAGTACCCTACGTCGGGAAGAAAGTACGTGCTTGCCGTATCCCTATCTTCCTGCGCCGCTCGATCAAAATCCTGCTCGTACATCTGTTGCAAAGCGCCCGTGCGATCTGGAGCGTACTTTAAAGACAGCATGTAAGCCAGTCCTGAGGCCAGACATGGAAGGAATCTGAAATTAACGTCCGTATTATTGGTGTAATCTCCGGCGTCTTCCATGCGGCGTATGCGGTAATAAACCAACGTATACGCCTTATCTGCTGCAGGGTATAAATAAGCCTTGGGTGTATTTGTACGCTCAATGTATATCTGAGACGGCCGTGCCTGCGTAAGCTTGTCTGGGACATTGAGGTACTCCTCCCGTCCAATACGCTCGATGTTTATGTCCTGCTGCTGTCCATTAGTTGTTTGACGGATAACTGCGGTCAAAACATTTACCGTATCTGTTGGCAGGGATATCTCAGCGTCGCCTTGAACCAAAGCATAAGTAGCTTGCTCTATGGTCCAAAGATTAAGGCCTCGGTTAGCCCAGTCCAAGAACAACAGGTTTAACGAACGACGAGCCGAGTTAAGCTGATAGCCTGCAGTCATCTGCATGCCACAACGCTCGAACGCCTCTTCTACGAGGTCGTCAATCGAAAGGTTAAAGTCTGTTGTTCCTGAGGTAGCCATTACTTACAGGCCGCTCCGCCGTCACGGTATTTCATCATACCGCCACCCATTTTTTTCTGGGGCTTTTTCATCACATCGCCACCTTTATTCATCATGATGGGGTCACCCACCTTACGACTAGGCTTAGATTGAACTTTATTTTTAGGACCAGTTCCTACGCATCCTCCGCCTCTAGTAGCGGCACCCATTCCACGTCCGGCCATGTTACTTACCTCGTTTGGTTGTACGGCCCTTGTGAGCCGAATCTTTCATAATCGTACCATCAGGCATGCGGTGGTAGCCCTTTTTGACTATTCCC